CTGGCTGGGATCGTTTTCCATAAGACTATCTTTTCTTGGAACAGAAAAATCATAATCTTGTCCATTCCCATCAGTTAATTTAATTACTCCAAAAGCTTTCCCAACAAGATTAACTTTACCATAAGGAGACAACATCTTAACTAAAGATTCGTAATCGGTTCCATAAACTTCGATGTCAATATCTTTGGAAGGCAATCCAATAATTGCATCTCTAACCGCCCCACCAACAATTAAAGACAGATGACCTTTTTCTTTTAAATCTTTTAAGATTCGGATGCAATTTTCTGGTATTGGAATGTTTAATTTTTTATGGAATACACCTTCAGGATTATTGGCAGCAGACTTATACCAATTATTTTTTCCATTAGAAATCGATGGATTCAAAGAAGCCCCTTGATCCATAGATTTGATTGTTTGTTTTTGTGCTTCATTTTTCATTTACCAAATCCATTATTAGTATCTCGGCTGGTCTATCGAGATTCCAGAAGATTGAGGATTAGAGATGTCTTCCAAGGTCATTTTATTGCTATCTTCAAATACCATCATTCTGCCCATAAGCATTCTGTTTGTTTCAAATATTCTTTTAACGTCTTGTAATTCTCCTATTGCTGTTTGGTTTTCAAGCGGTAATGAGTACATTGGTTGAGATATTATTTCAACTATATTGCCAGAGTCCTGAGCGACTTGGTTTGTATCATTTAGATACTCCCCACTGACAATATATTTAAATGTCTGTTTAGAAACCTCTATATCTATTCCCTCTTGTTCGGCAAAATCTCTTATAAAAATGTTCTTCGGATCATTCATGTCGGTATCTTGACCTAAATTATCATCCGTCTGCCTCATTATTTCTGACGGTGCCCCGCCTCCTTCCCCTTCAAGTCCTACGTCTTCCTGTGCCTGCTTATACCATGCTGAATGAGACGCTTGATTGTTCTGAACTAAATTGAGGATCTTATTTTTCTTATCTATCTTTCTTTGTTTAAGGAAATCTGGTTCATCGTTTTCTAGATAATATCCAGATCTTGCCCTATCAAGTATTTTGAATTTCTTTTTCGTTGTCTGGGTCTGCTCACGTTTCTTACGTCTCATATACGCTTTATGTTTTTCCCTTTCTTCCATCAAATGATCCATCATTCTTGTTTGAGCTTCTTTCATTGCTACTGGGCTGATTTCTACTCCAAACAAATCCTTTTTAGTTTGACTTTGCACTTCTGGAATCGGAGGAAGATATTCAATCAGTCCATATTTATTAAAAAGATCATATGCTTTTTTAGAATCTGCTTTAATTGTTTTTTCAACGGTTCTTCTTACCATTTCACTATTTGGATTTTCTTTCATAAATTGTTTAACAAATGGTAAAAATACAGCAACTTGCCTTTCGTATTCTTTATCAGGCTCTAACCCGAATTGAACGGCGAACCGAATTCCTCTCAAGATGTTCTTGGGACTTCTAGCAAGAGTTTTTTTGGGAGAAATTGGAGTTCTAAGGATTTTATCCTCTATATCCGATATTCCTTTTCCAGTGATGTCAATTATTTCTCCACTATCAGGATCGAAAAGAAGAGTATTGATTGTAAAATCTCTAGAATAAATGTCTTTATTTAATGGTGTTGGTTCAATCCCCATAGAATATAATTGATCAATGATATGAGGAACGTTATGGAAGGCATTGTGAAACTCTACCGGTCTTCCACTTGATAATGTAACCAATGCAGTTCCCGAAGATTCATACACGACAGGATCAGACAATCCATATTTTGCTGCTACAAAAAAAGCCAAATCAAAAGCATTGCCATTTGCTTCAGTTACATCTAGATCAGTGTCATCGGTTATTCCATGTCCAGACACTAAATCACGAGAGAACCCGCCAACCACATAGAGCTTCATCTGTAGATCTTTCGCTACAGCGTTTATATCGTCTATGTCCTTCTTTATTTGTGGAGGGATATTTATCATTTATTTATTTCAATCCACGCTTTAAAAAGCGATTTGTGTTATTTAAAAATAACCTCTTTGTCTTTTCTTTCAAATGAACTTCCTTTCTTTATCTTATACTCTTCTGGGGCTTCCTTATGGGCCTCAATAACATATTTAATATCGAAAGAATCTGGAGCAATACTAACTTTTTGTTGAGCTTCTAAATGTTTTACGTCAACAACCTCTCCGCTTGCTTTGCAGAAAATAAGAGAGATTGGAAAATCTACATTGTTGTTCCAAAATGAGTGTTTCCCTTCTCTAGGAAAATCAAAAAAAGCACATTCATGCTTTTCGAGAGGGCGATGATGCATTAGCCCTCTCGTTCTTTTCATCTCAGTATCTGCAATAAGTATAATTTTCATTACTGTCTCTTTGAACTAAGTTCCGACATCACCATCTTTGAGAAAGCTTTAATCCTATTTACGGGAACCGACTTCCCCGTTCTTGCCGATATTGTCGATGCGTTTTTTATAATCTTCTTTGCTAAACGAAGAACAGCAATCAGGTCTTCATCGGAATAGTCTCTCATTCCTTTCAAATCTCCACTTTCTGTTCTTGTAGCCAATACGTATTCGTCCATGTTTTTCGGTTTCATGTTCTTTTTTGCAAAGACTTTTTTAGAAAGGCATACATATCGAGCCCCAAATTTTTCCGGGTCGTTAACTCTGACTAAAACTTCGTTTCCGAAATCATAACTGTTTTTCGAAACAAGCTGCTTTGATGCTTGCTTGCAAAATTCAGACTGCTCATCTTCAAGGATGGCTTCTTTTAGAAGTCTTCGCCCATTTGCGGTAAATTTATATCGTTTACCATCGCCTTTAATGAATCCTTTTGATTGAAGAAACGCCAAAGACGTATTAGACACACCTGGAGTTATCTCCATTTGATCTCCATTAACATCAGAAGAGTTTAGCCATACTTCTCGAATAGCATCTCTTTCTTTTCTATTGTGTTGTTTCTCTTGAACTAACATAACAGGATTTAGTTGGATTAATGGTAATATGTTCATTAACTCCGCAGGATCAAATTGAGCTTCACATTGTCTGTCCCGTTCTTTTACTTTGCTTATAGGTAATGGCATTTCTCTATCTCCTTTATGACGATTTCTATTTTCGTCGTCTATCTTTTCGGACTCTCATTTATTACTTTATTATATTCACTAAGTGGGCTTTTTATGGGGGTATTGTGCCATCTATTAAAAGACATTTCGGCCATTGCTTGTCCGCTTAAGAATTTTTCAAGTTCATTCGCCATATCGTCCGCCCCCAAACCGACAAGTCCAATTTGAATGCAATTCAGAACAGAATCCACATCGGTATTTTTCATATTTGCCAAACAGCTATCTAATATTCTTTTATGTTCTGGATTATTAAAGTTTATCGAACTTCCTTTAAGTCTTTCTATTACTTGTTCTCTTAGTCCATTTGTTTCAGCCGGAGCATTAGTATCTGGAGGTATAACGTTTTCTGCCTGGGTTTCGTCTACGACTTGTTCGACACCCTCTTGAGCTAATACATATTTCCATTTTGGTCCCATTTTACTTTCCTTAATATGGCTTTAATAATCCGTGATGTCCTCTTTCATTTATATACTGACTCCATGGAATAACTCTTTCCCTCATATCTGAATTCATCCTGTTTTTATCCACATACATCCCATAAGATCCTTGATTATCATCCTTATTGTGAGGCCATGCTCCTGGATTTCCCTTATTGGCTTTATCGCTTGGATTGTATCTCGGATGTTTTTTCCTTTCTCCTCTTTGATTATAAGTGTTAGCGGGAGAAACGCTATCTCCACCTGTATTTTCCTTTCTTACTTTAATATATTTAAACTTTCCATTTTTTCCTTTGATTTTTATTAATTTAAAATCTTTATTAGATTTTTGTTTTCTTTCGTCATATTCTTGTCCAGTAGATTCTTCCATCCTATCCCAGGGGATCATTCTTTGGTCTTCGGTTAAATCAAGCCTTCCCTGCATTTGGTTACCAGGATTGTTATAACCTCCCGGAGTAGGAGCGGCAGGAGAGGCAGCTTCCTTATATGTCCTGAGAGTCATTCTCTTACTTAATCTTCTTACTTTTTGTTTCCTTTTCCTGTCTTTTCTTGTCTTTCTTGGATGTTTACTATATTGTATATCAAATGCTTTTAGTTCATGTTTGCAATGATTACATTCATAAGCTTCATATTTTTCATCATTTAAAACTATAGGATAGCCTTTCCATTTACAGTCATGCTCATCAGAAAATTCTCTTCCGCAGCCGCCTCCTTTTGGTTCTCCTCCACAACAACTTACACGTTTTCCATTGCTGCTTTCTTCTTCTGGAGATTGCTTTCTTATATCTGTTATCATCCCAGGAAGAGTTTGAGGCCCATCGGGAGACATCCCATTGGCTTTATAATTACGAGTAGAATTTATATCTGCCGGAGACATAAGCCCATCCACCCCTAAAAACTCGTTAGCCTTTCTATACCAGTTGTTTCCCATCTTTTTAGACCTTTTATCCATATATTTAGTTATTCCAATTGCTCAAAAAAAATACCTTGTGGTAAAAAGAAAAGCCCACCTTATGAATTGAAAAGGCAGGCCATAGATCACTGATTTTTAATGACTTATTATTTATTTCGAAGTAAAATAACAGTTTTTTCGAAAGTTTTTTTGCCTATCGCCCTTTCACATGCGTCTTTATTTTCTGGATTCATCATTGCGGCTATGGATGTAATCCCTTTATCTCGTAAATTTTCCGCTTTTTTCTTCCCTATTCCTGGAATCCCAACAAAATCCGCTAGATCAGAAGTTACTCCATATTTCAATCTTCCTTCGAGATTCTTCCAGTCATTTCCCCACTCGAATCCAGGAACTTTCAGTGGGTTTTTTCTGTGATAATATTTTCCTATTTTCATATCGCATTGATGCAATGTCGATATAACTCTTTCAATATCTTGCGATATAGTCATATAATACGAGTTTAATGTCGGCCCAACAGTTTTTCCACTCAATAATCGATAAAACAAAGCGGCATATTTCATATTTGGCTCAGTTGGGGCAGTTCCGAGAAGGTGACAATACTCAAGAACCTCCTCGGCGTTCTTTTCTCTTTCTGAAATATACGTTCCAGGGACTGAAGCTAATGATTTAGTGCCATCTTTATTCGTTTTCCACGTAAGACCCCAATTATAGCATCTCGATAAAGCCTGGGCGATTTTTACATTATCTCTTGATTGAGTGTCTAGGTCGCTTCCTGCTGGAGTCTTTATTCTATCTAATTTTGCGAAATTACGAAACCAATCACTTACATCAAGTGGTGACATGTACATTCTTGCCGTAATTTCCCCAAGCCTAGTCGTCTTATAAACCCCTTCCTTACAGACTACCATCCCTCTACTTTTCAGGCTATCTAAAACTATAGAACATTTTTCCGGAGATAAAGACTGTCCCTGGACGCTTGCTAATGTTTTCTGATGCCATTCAAATAGATCTTTACTATTTTTAATTGTTCCATCATGGATATATGACAATATATGGAACATTAGAATATTAGCATCTGTCATTGTTGACGAAATTTTGTAATTGCTAAATATTCTACGGGCTTCTTTTGTAACTTCTCTTTGTGGGCAAACAATTAAAGCGTCACCCTTGTCAGACCACCCCGCACGTCCTGCCCGACCCGTACTTTGGATAATATTACTCGGATGCATCGGCGTGAGTCCAAACTTCGTATGGGATTGAATGACATATCTGGCGGGAGTGTTGCAATTATGCGTCACTATCCCGTTAGCAACATAATGATGATATTTTTCTTTTTTCATTGATAAATCAAAAACAAATTCACTACTGTTTTCTTTTAAAATATATCTTACTTTTTCTCCAACAAATCTCGATTCTTTTTCTATTTTTTTATTTTTATACACGGGAATACATCCTGCCGCCAATAAATATTTTTTAAAATCATTTATATTTGATGAATTAGATAAATATTCCCCTATATGATTGGGGTAATAATGTTTTCTCTTCCTTCCTTTGTTTGCTATTTTATTTTCCTCTATATTGAAAAAAGGAAAGAAAGAAGATTCCCTCATGAATAATCTTTTTTTGTTTAATTTTGTCAATATTTCAGACATTGCTTTCGGTCCATTATCAATGCAATATCTACAAGTTTTCTTAAGTAAATTAAATGTTTTTTCTACTCTAATCCCATAGACTGGAATCTTATTCTCATTATGGATAAAATAAGATATACTTGAAAGGTAAGCGTTTTCGCCTAAAATATTTATCTTTTTCACTTTCTTTGCAAAAGCCATATGTTTAGATATATTATCTTTAAAAAACATAAAACCAATACTAGACCCTACTATTACTTCATAAATTTTCTTTTTACTAATAATTTTTTTTATATTACCTTTTTTGTCTTTTATTATGTTTTCACACGGTTCTCTTAATCTTACAGACGTTTTTATTCCAAATCTTTTCATAGATAGAATAAAAAAGTTAACAAGATGATATGAGGTATTATAAAAACATATCTTATTTTTATCAATGCTTCCATCAGAATCAATCAACCCAGCAATAATACTAAAAACATTTTCCTCATTTTTTAAAGATATTAAATCATAGTTTAATATCTTATATTTGTTTTCGGTGTAGCTAACACTGTCGCAAATAATGTCTCTAAACTCCTTCCTGGATACAATGTGATTGATTCCATTAAATTTATTTGCCGATTCTCTGTATGATATTTTATTCTTTTTGTATATTTCTATTACTCTCTTTTTAATTCCCTCATTATTACAGCATATATCTACTGATTTCTCAGAAACATATCCGTCTCCAGCAATTAGACCTAACAAATAACAAATATCATTTTCTATATTTTTACAAGATTTATTTGGAATAATAGAATCGGTAATTAAATAATCTCCTATAAAAATATCAGAAGCTTTTTTCTCATTACCATTTATCAAAGGGAAAACGTGATCTTTCGTGCATACTATTGATAAGCCGCTTTCTAATACTATTCTTTTCATTGGTATTTTATTATCTGTAACCAATTTGATTCTGAAACCAGATTCTTTATGATTAAAATTTTCAGTATTTACAGCTATTGCTTTATTGCAATTTATTGAATCTATCTTTTCATAACCATTTGCCGTCAATACATTAGTGTCACCATTTACACAGCCCCAAGCCATAGTCGTTGTGGCGATTAATACATTGAAATCCCCATTTTTAAACCCTTCTTCAATGCTTCTCCTTCCTTCCGCAACCATTACTGTGCCGTCGTCACTTTTTGACTTTTTATCTTCCCTAGACAAATCGGCACTATGAAAACGATGATCTATTTTTAATCTTTTTAGCCTTCCGGAAAGTTTGTATCCGAAAGCTTTTGCTCCAACAAAAATTAGAATAGATTCCCCATCATACTTCTGAACAAGTTCAATGACTTTTTCCATTCGGTTTTCTTCTGTCTGGGCATAGCTCGAAGACGAATGGAATTCAATAAATACTTTATTTAATTTACATGGTCTATATGCGCTTTTTATAAGAATTGATGGACGACCAGTCATATGGTCGAGCCATTTCCCAAAATCATCTACATTAGGAAGGGTCGCACTCAAAAACAGAGTTCTTGAATCTTTACTGTTTTCAAAATACTGAATAATTCCAACCTCTTCAGAATCCCCTCGTCCATCAAGCCCAATCAGATGAATTTCGTCTCCCACAAGAACTGTATTGGATAGCCAGTCATGTTTACTGAAAAATCTACATTTACTGTTAAACATTTCTGGAGTGAGAATTATTATATCCGCATTAATGAGGGATTTTTTCAATTTCTCAGTAATTTCAATATCCCCTGTAAGAATCTTCACATTATATTTACTAAACGTATGAACTTCGTCCGTCCATTCAAAGAACTTTTCATCTGCCAAGGCTTTCATTGGGCAAATATAAATAACCCGCTTCCCTAATGATATTGCCCTAGCAGCAAATAATTCGGCAATAAGGGTTTTGCCACTAGACGTCTCCGATGCCACGATAATATTCGTGTTGTCCTCTTCTAAATAAGGAAGAAAATCGCTTTGCACAGGGTTTAAATAATCAAAAGGAAGATCAATATATTGCTTCACTTCATCCGTATGCACGCATGGATGAGGTTTGTTGTGGTTCCCTAAAGGCTGCACTATTTTTGTTGGGTATTCTTTCGGCATGTTTTCTCTCTTTCGTATTGTCTAGAACGTTTGCATATAAAATAAAGGGTTCTTTTGCACCTTTATCGTATAATACGATATGAGACTTCCAAAATCTCATACTGTTCTCTGACATAGATAGGTGGTTCCCAAACTCGTCAACGGTAAAACCGTTGAGCTCGTTTGGGGTAAAATTTATGGAGTTTAAGATAGCTAAAGAGTTTTTCCGAGAGTACAAAATAAAATGCGATAACCAAGCATAAGAATTTCGATAGCCTAAAGAAACGAAACTCGGATTTTCTTGGTTGCTTGGCAACCAAGAAGTAGGCGAGGGCTTCGCCGAACTAAAGCTTGTGGAGAGAATGTAAGACATTTTGAGATTCCTTTAGAATCGAAAAAATGCAGTCTCAATGAAGCAAGAAGCCACGGGGCTTGCCCCGTGGTATGTCACAAGAGAGCATATGCCATCATGGACATAAAATCAAATGAAAACCGCCGTCATTTTTAATGTTTTTTTGTTAATTTCGTTTCAGCTTTAAATCCATTTAGTCTTGTTTTTACTTCCCCGAGATTTCGATTGAAATCTTGACGAATAGATTCTGTGTCGCAATCTTTACAATTCATGTTATTTTTGAATTTTCTTGAAAGGCGGTCAAGTTTTCTCATTAATCCTACGATTTTACAAGGTCTGAGCGTTATTTTCTTAGCTCCTATCGACATGGGATTTATGAATACTCCGATATTATCCCGTGAAAAATTTCCATCAATTCCAATGAATTTTTCCAAAAGATTAATCAAATCCCCCATTTCTTCTGGCGTTTCTGGGTCATGTAATCCTCCAGCAATGACTTCTTTGAATACGTTGTTTTTTGTCGCTATAATCTTAGCCTCTTTGACGTTACTTGCAATTACCATTTTGCCGTTGTCGTCTTTCATAGACGCTACAATGTCGTCAAAAGAATTATTAAGATATTCTTTTTGACTCCTGTCTAATAGATATACTGATTTGTAAAGATTATATAGCATTTTTCCATCCTTAAACTTTTAAAAACTCTTTAATGTCGTCAATCGGAATGGCTGCATTTAGTCCGCTATTGCCGGATTGTTCTGTCGTTATAACTGCCGCAGCAATTCCTATAACCGTCCCATCTGATTCTTTGATAACTGGCCCACCACTATTTCCAGGATTAATATTGGTAGAAATAAATATGTATTTTCTATCAGACCCTTCTTCACTATAATCGACCGGTGTTGAAGAAACGATTCCTTCTCCAACAACATTTTCAAATCCTAAAGGAGTTCCTATGATAAATATTTTTTCTCCTTGCATAATATCGTTAGAATTTCCTATTTTTAAATAGTTATCAACAGAAAATCCAGGATCATTTATGGCCAAGATGGCCACGTCTAATGATGGGTCGGAAGATATCACTGAGGCTTCATACTCGTTCTCTCCGTATTTAACAATAATTCGTGTCGGGGCTCCTTCTTCTGGAGATGTTACATGGTAGCACGTTAACATTTTATTTGGCCCTATGAAAAACGCACTTCCAGTTTCTTGAGAATTACCTGCCATGGAATTAACGGTAACCGTTGCATTTAATAAAGTTTCGATATCCGCTTTTTCTTCAATGGGTTCTTGAGCGGGCTCTTGAGCAGGCTCTTTATCTCCGCCCATGATTTCTTTGTATGTATTCAATACCCAATCGTCTTCGCCACCCCATGTTGGCATTTTAGGGCCTTGACTTCCCCATTGCCCCTCTTTCATTAAATCACCATTAACAGCATCTGATAATGTAATCCCTAAATGGTTAATGGCTTTTTCGATTTTTATTTTTGCTTTTGGAATAAATTCTCCATATGCCTCTTGGCAATTTTTTTCCATTTCATGAATCACTTTTTCATCAGAGCAGTCCTTTATTCGCATTTCTGCAATTGGCATAAAGTTAAGTAAGTGAATCAGATCATTAGAATCTTGATTTTCTCCTCTTTTTTTTAATTCCCCCGCCAAGTTATTCATTACGCTTGACATTTCATTGGGAGTTAATGTGTTAAAATCTTTTCCCGCTTGAGTTTTTCTTTTCACTTTAATCATTTTCTTTTTCTTGTTTTTGTTTTTTCTTTTCTTTTTCTTTTCTTCTTCAAGTTGTTTTTCGGTTAGAAAATTCTGAGTCTCTTCGCTCATAAGATTATTGGGATGATGTTTTCCAGATGAGGGTTCAAAAATACCAGTTTTCTCATCTCCACCGGCAAATCCCCATGGAGACGACTTGGTTTTATCCGATAAATGGCTTCCGCCAAATGGATCAGTGCCAAATTGGGCTTTTTTATACCAATTATTATTCATATCTAAAAGCCCATCCTCTAAAAACATTTTTTTGGGTTCTTGAACCCAACATAGATCCTATCGTGCTAACACTACATCCAAAATAAGCACATGCTTCTTTTTGCTTTTGGAATTCTATTATTTCCGCACCATTAGTGGCAATTATGATTTTATTTCTTTTACCTATTATTTCATCTTTATTTTTTGATGCGTACCATCCCTTCATTTGCCTAGCAGACCCTCTTAAAAGATCCTGAACCGATACTTGTGCAATCCCCATAAATTTAGCAGCTTCTGATGTTTTATAAAATTCAAATATATCTTCGCCATTTTTCGTTATATAAAAACGATTTTCGCATTTAAAATTCGACAAATCATTATAGGAGAAATACCATCCTCCAGTTGTTTTTCTTTGGACGTTTAATACTTGCGTTATTTTCGCCCTGCAAACACCAAGTTCTTCTGCTGCGATGGCTTGATATTCAAATTTTAATAAAACATCTCCTTTTTTAGCAAAAAATGGTTTCCCTCCATGTCTTTTACTATGTTTTATTCTCTCATCTTTAGACTTCCAAAATTTAAGGTTACTTTCTCGGTTTCTTATATTGGATTCTTTGGAATGCTTGCCTCCCAATCCTCCTGTTTTTAAATTATATCCATTAGTTATAGAATTATATTCTTTTATATATTTTATTTCTAAATCATCCAAATTCTTTTGATTATCAGAACTATCTAAAATATTCCATGAAAAAGCATTTTTTCCATATTTATTTATAGCATTAATAAATTTAGTGCATCCTGTTTTTCTTTCAAAATGACTTTTTTTTCTTAAATCAAGCCCTTTCCAAGTTTGTCCGATGTAAACTTTTCCATTTATTTCATTTTCAGCTTTATAAATTATACCATTCATAGCATTATAAACTTTTTTTCATGGGTTTATTTTTTCTTTCGTCTTCCTGCTTGTACACCTGATGCCAGAGGGGAGAAACTGATTTGTGTCCCCTTACTTCTTCATCGTCTTTATCCCATGTTTCCGGTCTATGCCCTCCATCTGAAGGATTGGCTTCTTCAATCTGTACCTGCTGAACCGATTCAACGGAGCCTTCGTGGATGTCGCTTTCGTCAAGTTGGAATTCTGTTATTCCTTCCTCTTCTCCACGAACCTTTTTACCCTCGTAGTCGCTTGAATCCAGTTGTTTTTCCGTAATATCCATGACTTCGGAGTCTTTATGGGCAGGAATCCGATCATTAAGAGCCAAAAGGCCCTCAATCGTTTGAGAGATTTTTTCTATTTTTGATGCTATTTTAACATCGTCGGTATTAATTTGAAAATCCATTTTTCTTCTCCTTATTAGGTCAAACTATATTCTCAAATTCAAAAGATCTTAAATCATTTCCTCTATTTTTATCTATCTCGCAGAGGTTCTAACCGTCCTAGACCTCGGGAGCCTAGTCACCCCCTCCGCCCCTTTGATAATAGAGTCTATAATTCCTCCTAAACAATCCACTAAATCATCATTGGGGAAGTTTTTATCTGATGGATTGTTCTCTATGACGGGATTTCTTCTTGTTTGTTTTATTGTTATATTTTTCAATTCCCCTTGCAATTCCATGTCATCATTACATAATTCAAGCCTTCCTGTAACAAAAAAATCTCTCATTGTTTCGTATATTTTGTTTTTGTTAATTCCAGCGAATGAGATTTCTCTATAATTAATTCGATGTCTTTTAAGCTTTTTCTGTTGCTCCATACTAAAAAAAGCGTCCGAAGTAACTCCTACAATTTTGAATTTATTAAATAAAGGTAACACGAAATTATCCATAATATCATCTGGATCTAGTATTTTTCCAGGTTCAGCTTTAAACGCCCGAGAATAATCTTCAACTATATGTGTTAAAAATGATCGGCTATCGGCATCAAATCTTTTTTCTCCATGACCAACCATAACTCCCCATAAATCATTATTTTTAGCTGGATCTAAATGAAGATAATAGTCAACAGAAGGACTCCCCTGTTCATGTTTAAACCATCCTTTTCTTCTTAATATGGCTTCATCAATAATATCATGAGGAATCCATATGTTTCCACCAGAACGCCTAAATTCCGCTCCATATTCAGCGGCGGCTCGATCTGGGTTTTTATCGAACTTATCTTGGAGTCCCTCCCTTGTGTAATTTGGGTTAGCATCCCATGTTGGAACCTGAAACATTACCATTGTATCTACTGTTTTAGATGACTGATAATGATCGTAGAAAAACCCACTTGGTAAATCTGGAGTTGAAATAACGATATTTCGTCCATCACCCCAATTATAAAACGTTGAACAGGAAGGCTCAATGGCCGTATAAACCTCTTCCGCCGATGCTGTTCCGTCAGTTGTCACATAGTGAGCCATCTCGTCGTAAATAATTGCGATAGTTGAATGACCTCTAAGGGCAGGTGAATTTGAGTTTCCACAGGCTATAACGACGTTTCCAAAAAGCTCTTTTCCTCCATGTTCTTTAATCCTTTTGTTCTTCTCTATATCTGCGTCAGTAAGGAGATACATCATGTCATCATTTTCTTTGCCGATTCTTCCATAGAATAGAGTACAATTATATATCATTTCTTTGATATTTTTAAATACAATTGTTTTCGCTTGTTTTTCAGTTATGGCTGTGTTAATTATCCATATCTCGCCTTCTAGTTCTCTTCCTTCTGCGTCAACATAATATTTCTTCGGATCTTTCATCATTATTAATTTATATGCTTCATAAACGGCAATCAATGCACTAATAAATGATTTACCAGATCTTCTACCCAAAACCATAATAACATCTTTGAAAAAGCTATTATATGGGTCTGTTTTTATGTTTTCTATATTTTTTTTTAGCTTTTTTAATTTTGAGTTTTCTCCATCAGTTAACCATGGATTCGGCAAACTCCAATTATTAATTGTTTCAATGTCTTCGTCTGTAATGAAAAGATGTTCATTATACCTTGTGCCAGAATATATAAATTTAAGAATAATTTCTTGAGTTCTATAAGGGAATATTTTCAGCATGTTTTTGGCAAAAGAAATAACATCTAGAACCACTCCTGTGCTTCGAAGATTATCCTTTTTTACTTTTTTAATAGCCTCTTCGAAAACGGATGATGGATCAAAAGAAGCCTTTTTTACTTTAAAAGTCATCGTCAGGCTCCTCTATTATATCATCAGATTCTTCTTTTTTATCTGAAGACAAATGTAAATCTAAAAATTCGGATAGTCTCTCTTTCGCCTCTGGAATATCATCAAGGGAATTAACGGCTTGCTTTAACATCCCTGCAACAAAATTTTCCATTGCCGCTTTTTGCTCTTCTTCCGTTTTCCCCATTCCAATAACTTGCAATTCCAATTGATAGTATTCTCGATATGTTTTAGCTAAATCATTAAACTGTTTTGTCATCCTTTGATGGCTACTTTTTTCTTTATCTGTTTTCAATAACTCTTTTCTGTTAATGAAAATATCTTGCATATATTCCCACGTCATCTGTTTGATGAGGTTGAATCTCATGCTGTTTTCTTTTTTGGATGCAAGGGCTTTTTGTTTTAAATCTTCAATCTTTCTTTTTTT